AGGAGGAGATTGCAGACAAGGTTGGTACTACACGCCAGACGGTAAGCCGATGGATACGCGAGGGCAACTGGGAGGAGGTGAAGGCGTCCGTCGCCATCACTCCCGCGCAAATCATTGCCCAATGGAACAGGCAGATAATAGAGGTCAACAACGCCATTGCCGCGCGTGACGAGGGACAACGCTACGCCACGCCCGCCGAAGCCGACGCGCTGGCCAAGCTGGCCGGAGCCATCAACAAGCTCCAGAACGACATCGGCGTGAGCGACTGCGTGTCCGTGGCCATGCGCTTCCTCTCGTGGCTGCGTCCGCTAGACGTCGAGGCGGCCAAGCAGTTCAACAACCTATTCGACGCATTCATTAAAGACCAAACCACACGCTGATGAAAGGCAGGCAGACAGACAAGCAGGCATTGGAGCTGTGGCGCAGGTTCCACGAAGGGTTGGCCAAGGACGTGCCGGTGGACGAGGGGCTCTCGCGATACGAGATAGACCGCCGGCGTAAGGAGTTGGAACGCGACCCCGTAGAGTGGATACGCTATTTTTTTCCAGCCTACGCCAAGTACGATTTCGCCCCATTCCATATTAAGGCAATACGGCGCATCGTGGCCAATGACGAGTGGTATGAGGTTCTCTCGTGGAGCCGCGAGTTGGCGAAGTCCACCGTGGTGATGTTCGTGCTGATGTATCTCACCCTAACCAAACGTAAGCGATTCGTGGCCTTGGCGGCGGCCACCATCGATGCTGCCGAACGCCTGCTCGCACCTTACAAGGCCAATTTTGAGAAGAACCCGCGCCTGATACAGTTTTACGGCAAACAGGAAACCATAGGCGCGTGGACCAACACGGAATTCGCTTGCGCATGCGGGGCGAAGTTCATCGCCCTGGGTGCAGGCTCCGCGCCGCGCGGAATGCGCAACGAGGCCATCCGCCCAGACGTGCTGTACTTCGACGACTATGATACGGACGAAGATTGCCGAAACCCCGTCACGCTTGACAAGAAGTGGCAGTGGGCCGAGCGGGCACTTTACCCGACGCGCTCCATCTCGGAACCCACGCTGGTGCTGTGGTGCGGAAATATTATCGCTAAGGACTGCTGCATCACGCGCGCTGGGGCACTGGCCAATAGTTGGGATGTGGTAAATATACGCGACAAGCACGGGCGCAGCACGTGGCCGCAGAAGAATACCGAGGAGCAGATAGACCGAAGCCTCTCGAAGATTTCGGTACGCGCCCAGCAGGGCGAATATTTCAATAACCCCGTTGCTGAGGGAAAGATATTTAAGAACCTGCCCTGGGGCAAGGTGCCGCCATTGAAGAAGTTCCGCTTTTTGATTGGCTACGGCGACCCCGCCTATTCCGACAGCAAGAAGAAGGGCAGCTCCACCAAGGCCTTGTGGCTGGTAGGAAAGTATAAGGGTGTTTACTATGTCATAAAAGGCTTCCTGGCGCGTGAGACCAACGCCGAGTTCATAGGCTGGTACTTCGAACTGGACAAGTACGTGGGTGGAAAAACCAACGTTTATTGGTACATAGAGAATAACAAGCTGCAAGACCCGTTCTACCAGCAGGTGTTCAAGCCCCTGCTGCGCGACGAGTGCGCCAAGCGCAAGGTGCAGCTCTTCATTCGCGAGGACACGCGAAAGAAAACGGACAAGGCAACGCGCATCGAGGCCAACCTTGAGCCGCTCGACCGATTAGGTACATGGATATTCAACGAGGAAGAGAAGGATAACCCCCACATGCAGGAACTCATCAACCAGTCCAAACTCTTCGAGCTCACCCTGCCTTACCCTGCCGACGGCCTCGACGCCGTGGAGGGGGCCGTGACGATGGTGGACCGCAAGACGGGCGAATTGGAGCCCACCTACACCATCGCGCTTAACGATGAGGATATGAATAAGGACAACCCATTTATGATATAACATGAGTAATTTCATAGACATAACCGACTACGATGCGAGCATACATCGCGAGATATTGGACAGCCTGTTGCGCCAAGGCACAGCCGACTACGACCCGCAGATTGTGGAGATATGCGAAGACCGCGCCGTCATGGAGATGCGGTCGTACTTGAATAAGAAGTACGACTGCGACAAGATATTCTTAGCGCAGGGCACGGACCGCCACGCCCTGGTGCTGATGTTCGCCCTGGACATCGCCATCTACCACATATTCTGCCAGCACAACCCTTATAAGATATCGAAGATAAGGCAGGACCGCTACGACCGGGCCGTGAAGTGGCTCGAGGGCGTGATGCGCGGAGACGTGACAATTGACGGTGCGCCGCTGTTGCCCGCAGAGGAGATTGAGGACAAGAGCCGATGGCAGATAAAGGCGGATGAGGTGCGCCCCACGCTCTTATAAACGGACTAACAAAAGTTTTACAAGATGAAGACATTAAAACAAAGGCGCGCGCAAGGCCGCCGAATAACGCAGGGCGGCATGCTCGCCAGCCCGGGCGGACGCCAGCCCGACGTGGTGCTGCAGATGCCCGAGCTGTTCCACTTCAATTTGCAACACTACATGAACGCCGTCACCTCGGCGCGCGGCATCGATTACAGCAACCGCGTGCGCCTCTACGACATGTACGAGAGTGCGAACTTCGACCTGCACCTCACGGGTGTTATGGCGAAGCGGCTGCGCGGCGTGACGCAGATACCCATCGAATTTCAACGAGAGGGGAAACCCGATGAGGAAATTAACAGGCAACTCCGCTCACCTTGGTTTAAGGAATTGCGCAAGGAACTCATCCTCTCCGAGTTCTGGGGTTTTACCCTGGTGCAATTCCGAAAAGAGGATGACGGAAACATCCATTTCGACTTGATAAACCGTAAGCACTACGATCCCGTTCACGGTCGTGTGCTTCGCTATCAGGGCGACATGGGTGGAGTGCCCATTGAGAACTTTGAAAATACACTCTTCGTTGGGACGGAGCGCGGGCTGGGCATATTCGCCGAAATTCTGCCAGCAGTACTATATAAGAAGGGCAATATGGGCGACTGGGCGCGTTTCTGCAACATCTTCGGCATGCCCATACGCGAGTACACCTACGACGCCGGTGACGAAGAGGCGCGCAAGACGCTCATCCGCGAGGCGCGGCAGCAAGGCACGAACGCGGTGTACATCCATCCCAAGGACAGCGAACTGAAATTGCTCGAGGCCGCCAATAAGACGGGCAGCAGCGAACTGTACCGCACGTTCGCCGAATACTGGGACAGCAAGATTAGCATCCGCGTGCTTGGCAACACCCTCACCACCGACGCAAAAGAAACGGGCACGCAGGCCCTGGGCACGATACATAAGGAGGAAGAGAACGAGATGAACGCCGATGACCGAGATTTCATCCTCGACATCCTCAATTACCAAATGCGCGACATCTTCGCAGAATTGGGATTCAACACAGACGGAGGCGAGTTCGTATATGCCAAAAAGGAGAAGGTGGATACCGCGCAGCAGATTGACATCGTGCAGAAGCTGTCTAACATGGGGCTGCCTATCGACGACGACTATTTGTATGAGACTTTCGGTGTAGCCAAACCAGAGAACTACAACGAGCTTAAAGCGAAGAAGGAGGAGGAACGTGCAGCCATGCGCGAGCGACTGGCGCAAGAGCCCGAACCACCGCGAGAACCCGAACGCAAAGCCCCAACGAACGCCCTGCGCCGTTTTTTCGGCCTAGCCCCGACACCCATCGGGGCGGGCAACGACTTCTAATTGACAACCTCTACTATGGTGGCGGGCGGTGCGCATGCCACACGCATATCCATAACGCCGATGGCGGCGTGGAGGTTTCGGCCGACCTGCTGGGCGACTTCCTGCACACCATTTACGAGGGGTTCGACACGTCCGACGAAATCGAGCCGAAGATGTGGCGCGCGCTGCAGCGCACCATGAACGAGGCGGCAGCCGAGGGCCTGGCACGCGGCGAATACCAACCGCGACACAACGACCGATTCCTTGATGCCATGCGCCACGGCAACGAAGTGTTCGCAGCGTTCAAGGTGCACGCTATGGGCAAGGCGATGGCCGACAAACTGCGGGATTCGAACGGCAATATTAAACCATTCGAACAATGGTCGAACGACGTTCGGACGATTGCCTCGCACCATACGGGCGCGTGGCTGCGCACCGAATATAATACGGCCGTGCTGCGCGCGCACGCCGCGGCCGACTGGCAGGAGTTTGTTGAGAACAAGGACATATTCCCCAACCTCCGTTGGATGCCCACAACGTCGCCCGATGCCGAGGCCTCGCACCGCTCATATTGGGAAAAGAAACTCACCTTGCCAATCGAGCATCCCTTTTGGGAGAAACACCATCCGCAGGACCGCTGGAACTGCAAGTGCATGCTTGAAGCTACGGACGACCCCGCCACGCCTGCCGACGTGGTGGAGGACATGCCCACACCGCAATCACAGCGCGGATTGGACAACAACCCTGGCCGTGATGGGCACCTGATAAACGACACGCACCCGTACTTTCCAGAAAAGTGCGCCCAATGCCCATTCTACAAGCCCCGAGGGGTTAAGAACCGCATTCGGGCCGTGTTCGTGGCGCATAAGAAAGATTGCTTTAATTGTCCGTACATTGATGGGAAGCTGCCCGGCAGCAACGGTTTTATATTGAAAAACAAATATAAGAATGGCGGCACACTATCTATTCATGAACTGGTGGACAAGCAAAAGACCGACTACCACGACATCGTTGAAGTTGCCCAATCTTTCGCTAAAGATGGTCACAAGGTGGAAATAACGCCGTCTGTACATTTCAAGTCGGAAGAATACAAGCAGATATATGGGTTACTCATCGGCACAAAGTATGAACGCAAGTGCCCTGACTTCCGTGTAGATGGTGTCTTTTATGAATACGAAAGCTTTGTCAGACCGTGGAGTAAGAAGAAAGTGGGAAGAATGTTATCTCATGGCCTTGAACAATCTCCCCGTGTAGTCATCAACAACACAAAGGGTTGTTCAGACCGTTTTATAAGAAAACAAGTGATGGCAAGAATAAAACTTCCAGGGCAAGAAGTGCAAGAAGTATGGATCTATGAGAAGGGGAAAACAAGGTTATTCTATAAAGATAGAACTTTCTATACCAACGATAAATAACTACGGGAGAACCGAAGCTCTCCCGCGATGCAACGTGCCGTAGCACATGCTAACCCTAATGGGCTGTTGCAAAGATACAACTTTATTCGTTACCACCAAAAAAAATAACAAGAAAAATAATGGACGCCAAACAAATAGCCGACATCATCACCCGCGCCCCACAGCAGGTGGAGCTGGCCATGCGCTCCGACATACCCCGCAAGGCGGCGGTTCTAGCCAAGAACCACTTTCGACAGAATTTTCGCGACGGCGGGTTCACCAACGGCGGGCTGCACCCCTGGAAGAAGACAAGGCGACAGGAGGCGGGCTCGCCATACAAGCCGCTGACCTCGGCCACCGACAACCTGATGCGCAGCATAGATGCCGTGGCCATGCCCGGCGCAGTAATGGTTACCAACCCGCGGCCCTATGCCGCCATCCACAACGAGGGTGGAAACATCGGCATCACGCCCAAGATGCGCCGCTATGCTTGGCACATGGTGTATTCGCTGGCCAAGGTTAAGAAAGGTGAGAAAATGCCCAAGGAGCTGCCGCCGATGGCGCAGGCGTGGCGCGCAATGGCCCTAACGCGCAAGACGGCCATACACATCCCGCGCCGTCAGTTCATCGGTACGAGTCATGAGCTCAATGTTAAGATACGCAAGATGATACTAAACACACTAATAGAAATAGGAAATGGAATCGATTCTCGTTAACATGATTGACCACATATCGCGCGCCCTGCCTTGGGCGCGCACAGTGGACGAAGACTACGGACAGCTGGAGGCACTCGACAACGAACAGCTGGACATGTATCCGCTCACTTTCCCCGCCGTGCTCATCGACATGCCCGGCACGGAATGGACAGACACGGGTGACATCGCGCAGCGCGGAACCTGCGAGGTACGCGTGCGCCTTATACTCGACTGTTACGACGACACTCACGCTGGCAGCCATACCGTAGACAAGATTATGCAGCGCGAAGAAAAAAGAAAAGCCCTGCACGCGCTGTTGCAGGGCTTTCGGCCATCGGGCGAGGGGGCGTTGATACGCACCCGCTCGCGGTTCTTTACGTTCAACCACGGCATCAAGGTGTACGAGGAAACTTACACCTGCGCCCTCTCGGAGGCTACTCGGGAAACAAGGACAGTTGGCCGCACGGCTCTCTCCGTGCGGTTGAAGACCTGAACCCCTGTCGTCGGCTCTTCTCCACGGCCTTCCCGTCTACGGTCGCCCCATCCATCAGCATGCGGCGCACGATGCGCAGCGTTGTAGCCTCGGCCAGGAAGAACTCCTCGTTAGAGAGTTTCGCAATGGTGTCGTCGAAACGAAGCCGGCGGACTTCGCTCCAATAGTAGAACCGCTCGAATAGTCTTCGGTCCCGCTCGTTTATAAGTTCCTTGTTTCTCCCTCTTGCCATAATCGTTGTGCGCGTTAACAATAATATGCAAAATTAATGAAAAGTCCCCGTAACAACAAGCGTTGCGGGGACTTTTTTACATTCAGGTTACAATGCAGTTACATTCGGCAGAAGCTAGGCTCAATCTTGCGCCAAACGCCCACCTCGTCGCGCCGGTGGAAGTAGAAGTTCTGCGCGTTGCGCTGAATAACATTGCTTTCCTTGAACAATTGCATGATCTCGGCATATTCGGCATCGAAGCGTGTCTCGAGGTCGTACAACTTCGAAATACTCTTGTAGTCGAGGTCGCCGCTCTTGTTGCGCTCCAATAGCGTCATAGCCAGCTGGTACATGGGATCGTCCGTACCCTTCTCCGTACGCTGCACATAACGCTTGAGATAGTCCACCAACCGTTCGGCAGCCATATCGGCGCGCTCGTCAAAACCCTTCACCTTGTTGGCGGCTACCGTCAGGCGGAACTCGCCCACCGTCATGGTGAAGCCGCCTTGGCTCTCACTGCGCAGTTGGCCATACTCGGCCATCACGTCGCGGAAGGCGCGGCTCTCGTTTTCCAGCCATTCGCGGAACTCGGTAACAGCCGTCACCACGTCATTCAACCGCGCTTGCACGTCTTGTGCAAACTTCGCGCGCAAGTCCTCATAGGCTTGTCGGCGGTTGTTCTTCTCCTCATTGGCCTCGTTCTGCAGCGTGGCCA